TAGTTTCTAAAAACTGGTTCATACTTATACACAGCCCTCTGGCTTTTTCATGAAAGAACCTGAAATAATCTGAATAAAACTTGGCTGACTCAACTGGATCACCTCGGTAATCTTCTTCCTGAAGGTTTTGTTCAGCTACATTCGTTAACTTCTCAAGGAGATTCTGTGACATAGTTATATACTCCTTCTTTTAATCATATCTAGTACGATAGACATTCCTTGTTGGGCTTCAAGAACACACTTCTCACGAACTTTCTCTTTTTCTATATCCTCTTGGATGGCACTCGTTTCCCTCTTATTGAACACTTCTGAGAGTATAGAGGTTATTTCATGTGATTGACCTTTGGTGAAATTCTCAGATACGTTATTAACTGGAGGAGGATTGGTTGTATTATGGGAAGACTGGTTGCCTTTCTTCCCAAGAACCAAATCAATTGCCGCTCTTCTTGTTTGAAAATCTACTTGTTCACCCATTGATAAACTTTCCAGCAAAACCCGTAGAGATATTAGACAATCTTATTTTTTACCCTTCTTATTTGAAGTTTCAATAATAACCTTGGCTTTACCCCAATCTGTTTCCCAGCTAATCTTTTGCTCTTGTATAGGCAATGCCGCTCTCAAATCGGTATTAAACATAGGTCTATAAGATTCCAATTTCTCTGGTGGTGGACCAGGAATTTCTTCCCCTACCCCTTTCTTAAAGTCTTGTGGAAAGTTGTTCTTAAAAACTTCTGGTGGGGTTTTATGAACAACAGGATGTTCCCCACCAGAAGTTTCGACAGGAGCGGAAAATGATTGTTTCTTCTTAATGATATAAGTGTGAGCATCAAAATCCCCAAGCTTTAGGATCTTTCTATTGAAGTAGTTTAATAAACCTACCTTATCCACCTCAAAGTCAGATTCAGGTGTAACCAATGTATCTGAAATAGTCATTATTTTATCAATTGCATCCAAGCCCAAATCTAATGATAATCTAACCTGATCCTCCTCAGCAGTTGAAGTAGCACCCATATTGATCTTAAATAACCTTGGATCCGGATCCTTACCCTGAAAAGCTAAATGTATCTGAGCCATCCTGGTCAGACCTTCTATTAGAGCTCTTTGAACTCTTCGTGCATTCCGAGCGAAACGCATATCCAACTTTTCCAAAGAAGTAGAACCAAGTGCACCTGTCGCATCCTCAATAAAACCACCAAGAAGAGGTAGAGGTACCCTTAGTGCACAAGCCAACTCATTCCTCAACTCCTCTTGATCCGCTATCCACTTAATATCAGGTGAACCACCTATCTTCTCAACTGCCATATCATTGATATCGTCCCAAACCGGAATCACAATATCCTCTATAGCTGAGAGTGGGTTAAACTTTTGATCATAATTGGGATCCGATGGATCCACATTGAGAGCCCGAGCCTTCCTGAGTGTAGCCTGAACTTCATTAAGTATAGCGTTAACAGCAGAAGCGTTGCTGTTATGTACAAAGATACCAATCTCAAGTGGAAAGTTTGGTGTGTTTTCTATCTCAAGATCGTAAACATCCTCCTTCTTATCTAACCACTCAACTTGAACTACCTTGTGATCAGCATCCTTTTTCTTGATCTTACTATAAAGAGGCATCAAACTTTCATCCAGTTGAAGATATTGAGCCTCTCTGTAAGAACCATCCCTTAACATAAAACGATGATCTGGAGTGCAATCTACATGTTTATCATTATCGAGATGAACACGAACAAGTTCTGAATTTCTCCTAGTCAGAGTTATATTCTTTATCCTGTTAGATTTTAGATGTAAATTCTTCTCTTCCACTGTTAAAACACTCTTCCCGATATATTGAGAAGAGTTTTCAAACATCTCTTGAATAGTCGGAGATGTTCCATCCAAGAGATGTATTTTCGTACTCCCACTCAGACAGCCGGAGACCTTAACCTTCCACACCCATTTTTCAATACCCTTCGTTAGTCGAGTAAGAAGTAGGCAGTCCTCAACCAATCTCAATCTTCGATAGAGTGGTAGAGCATTCATTATTAAACTGTAGCCATATTTGGAAGAAATCTTCCTGGTGTCAGGAGACATCAAATGCACTGTTCGAAACTCAGCAAAAGATGGATCTCCATACACTGGTCGCTTCCTTTTCACACCCAAGAGGCGGAAATGTACCCAATCCCATGGCGGACTCAAGTTCTCTTGCTTCGAAACCAGTCCACCAGAACCAAAAGTTGGTGTTCTATAGAAACCACAAAGAACCCCATTATAATCCAATCTGGAAACATTAACCGGATGATCATCATCCTCTATAGAAATTATTCCTACACCAGGTGCCGCATTTATCTTAACAAAATGATCCCCATAAGCAGAAGTTGTCCAAGCCCAATCAAAGATCTTCTCTTCTATACCCAACTGGTCGAAGAGCTTAGTCAATTCATTCGCATAACTCTTATTCTCACCAGTGATCCATACCGTTCTTCCGATAACTGGATCGTAAACCGTAGCGAAGTCGGAATATAGCTCCAGAGCTGCCCCCATCATCCAGTGGTATGTTGCATAATCTATCTCACGATAGACGTTGAATCGTTCCAAACTCAGTTGAAGTGATTCATCTACAATAGAACCCCTTCTTAAAACCACACCAAGTTTGTGAAGCTCTTCTAGATCTTCCTTAGAAGGTTTAGTTGGTCCTTTGATAAAATCCGCAGGGACCGTCGGAGGCCTCTTGAAAACCCATTTACGGAGTTTAGATCGGAAATCAGATGCCACTCGAAAGTATCCTCATACAAAGAAAAACTTTAGACCTTTACAATAGGTAAATAAAGTTTAGTAACCAGGTTAACAAAAAAATTTCTTTTTTCTGAAAAAAGATTCTAAGATAAAAGTATATTTATTTATATGAAGTACTTAGCAGAAATGGAAATCCTGATGTTGGAAGTCTTCAAAAAGTCGGAAGAAGAAGACAAAAATGTATCAAAGAAGTAAAGATGGAAGAAGATGTAGATGCAAAGTACAACTTAGTACTATTACTCACCCACGAATTTGAGTAGCTTTTCGAGAGCTCGATTTATCCTCTTCCTAATAGTTGGCTCTGATAGATGACAGTTGATTGCAACTACCTTCAAGATTTCTCCCCTAAAAAATCTATGTATCAAGATATCATATTCATCATCTGTTAGAATACCTTTCCTCTTAGCCACCTGAAGGATATCCCTTATCTCTATCTCAACATCATCTGAAGAGCCATATTTCGAACATAGAGAACCTAACCAATTCTTATCTAGAAGACCTTTAGCCTCTCTATCTTGTTTGAGAAAAGACTTAACCAGTTCGGCTCGAATATAACTCTTAAAACGAGCCGGCATTCTATTTGAATTCTCATCAGATGGCAATGACTTGATTGCTTTAACTAATCCAAGAATAGCTACTTGATATAACTCTTGAAGATCCACTCTCCTCAAGAAAGAACATCTCTTCTTCTCCTGAAGAATGATAAAAACCACTAAATTATCCACCCTCTTAAGTATTTTCTCGAAAGTTATTGAATCCCCAGTTCTCTGATATTCTAAGGATAACTCCTTAACAACCTCATTCCTAGAATTCTGCAAAAGAAATCCCAACTAAACCAAAAGAAACTACCAGTTCGGTTCCCCATCAGGATTTGGTTCAAACCGTGAACATTCAGATGAACCCACTTCTAGAACCTCTTCTGCTTCACAACACTTCTCAGGATCATAATTTAGACAACCCCTACATCGTTCCGAAAACACTCTTCTATCTTTCTTCTTATCCATATCAAAAACTCCTAATGAAGACAAAATCACATTCTAATGCCTTACCTTCCTCAAAATGTCATGTAGAGTACCCAAAGTAGTATCATCAACCTTCTTCTCCTCAGGAATAAGGTTTTCTGGAACCTTTCCAACAAGAAAATCATGCCACCAAGTCTCCAAATCCTCTCTCGGAGAAGAAAACTGTTGTGCCATACCTCTAACCAACCCAGCTATTGCTTCAGCATCAGCAGGAGCTTTTGAAAATTCTATAGCCCTGAAAACACTCCCGCAGACAGCATCAGACAAATCCTTACTTCCGCGGAGGACCACTTCCTTAACCTCACCACTCTTCAAGACTACAACATCTGCAACCTTCTCAGGGTGATCTATCTTCCCAGTTTTCGGATCTCTCTCAAGATTAACCATCTCAAAAAATAGATAAGGATGACGATGGCAAAGCCATCTCTTCTCCATAACCACTGAAGCAAAATCCATGTATGGTTTTCTATCCCTATCCACTGAAAGATAATCCACATTTATCCCAGCAACAGAAAGAACCTGAGCCGTATCTTTAGATGCTAACTCCAAATCCGACGTGAAGCCTTCTATATTGAAACCAGCTCTTCTCAAGTCTAACACCAACTTACGCACCTTGAAAAGTGGAATACTATCTCCAGGTGGGGCTATTATCCTCATCACAAAGTCCGTTTCAACAATTGGAGCTGCTTCTGGAACAAATCTACTATCCGGTTGCATACGCTGTACCTTTGTCCAGCCGATTACACCCGACATTGCCAAACCCAAAGCATCTCCTCCAGCAGCATACGCAATATCCATATGAATATGTCTTGGAAGAGATCTCGGAACTCTTATCTTACCCAAATCTAAAAAGTGGATCAATTCCTTCTCATCCTTCACACCAAGTGAAATAGTCAACTTAGAAACAGGATCCTCTTTGGTTTCGTCAAAACATTCCAATACTAGTTTCTCAGATGAAAATAGTTTACTCTTCCTCAAACCCTCAATCGAGATACCAGCAAAATCCCTTAGGGCTCCAACGATATCTCTCTGAAAATCCTCTAGATACTCTATTGGAAT